ATGGCTTCGATAATTCAGATCGGCGGGAAGTGGCGCGCTCAGGTGCGGAAAAAGGGTCACCCGACCCAAACCAAGACCTTCACTACCAAGGCGCTGGCCACCAGATGGGCAACCGCCATAGAGGCAGAGATCGAGCGGGGAGACTTCAAGGATACCAAACCTCTGGGTGTTACGACCGTTGGCGACCTGCTGGACCGCTACGAGCGGGAGGCGCAACGTCTGGGGACGGCCAAGAAAGAGTCCTTCAAGGTGCTACGGGCCAAGCTGGGGAATGTGACCCTATCCGGGCTGACTGGAGCCAGGATCATCGAGTACACCAAGGAGCGCAAGGTAGCCCCTCCAACGTGGTCTATGGAGCTTTCCTACCTGAACACAGTCCTACGTGTCGCACGCAGCCTGTGGGGCTTCTCGTTCCTTGGCGACCCTATTCGGGATGCGCGGGAGGCGTTCAAGATGCTGGGGGTTGTGACCACTCCCAGGGAGCGCACCAGGCGGCCTACCGAGAAGGAATTGGAGGCGCTGCGGGCGCACTTTAACGAGCCAGGGCGGTATACGCTGCCTATGGCCGATATCATGGACTTCGCCATCGCAACGGCTATGCGAGCCGGGGAAATCTTCTCCATCACCTGGGAAGACGTGGACGCGAAGAAAAAGACAGTCGTGATCAGGGACCGGAAAGACCCCAAGCGCAAGGCTGGCAATGACCAGGTGGTGCCGCTACTGCCGACTGCCTGGGAGATCATTCAGCGCCAGCCTAAGCCCCATAAGGGCCGGATCTTTCCCTATATCGCGGCGACCATTTCGACCACGTTCCCTCGGGCGTGCCGGGAAAAGAAAATTGTCGATCTTCGATTTCACGACCTGCGCCATGAGGGGACGAGCCGTCTGTTTGAGATGGGCTACGGCATCCAAGAAGTGGCCATCTTCACCGGTCACCGAAGCTGGAACCAACTGAGGCGGTACACCCAGATCAAGCCGGAGTCTCTACACAGAGCGACATCCACCAAGCCAGCCTAGGGTAAATTTCCCTTGTTACTAAGGATTATCAATGAGCACTTACAAACAAACCTCGGACACCCCCATGCATCACGATGATTACCCACACGATGCGATGCTGTTCCAGCGCTCCATGCCAAAGCCGAACGCCGTGGCAGAAATCCAGCATAGGGATGGCCACCCATACCCTGTAATGCGCTGTGCCTATGGTACAGATGGCGAGTTGTTGAGGGCCGGAACCATGCTGTACACGTGGAACGAGGCCAACGCTGATATGGCTAAGCTACTGGCCAAATTTCTCACCGCGCATGAAACGGGCGAGCCTGTCTCAATGGAGGTTGCAGACGCAGCGCGCAATGCCCTTGGCGGCCTTGGTTTCGTCATTCGCTCGCTGGCCAAGTGGTAAGCCACGAGATGCTGTATATTCATACAGCCATGTCCTACTTCATCGCCTCTATCAATCCTGGCGGCTGCTGGGTCTGTACGCACTTCCACGGCGAGACGACCGACGAAGGGCGCCGCCCAGTCTGCCGCTACGAGCCGCATTTCCCGATCTGCCCATCCTTCCCGGATGAAGGTTGCAGTCACTGGATGCGTGAGCCTGGCGCAGATGATGAAATCAAGCTGTCCGATGAGCGCAAGTACGTTGCTACTGCCATATTCCCGCTCAAGCGCTAATCGTCAGCCCCTGGCCAGTCGCAAAGGCGCGCCCCTAGCTCATTGTGCGCGATGACCTGCCGCATGTCTGGAATGGTCAGCTTGCTATCCGGTGAGAAGTACATAGGCCGAGCCAGATAGCAGAACTCATTGCCCACGTTCTCTCTTGCCGTGCCGCACCCAGCGGTCAAACTGACTAGCCACAGCGTCGTCAGGCAGACGATCGATCTTAGCTTGCACATCTCGCGCTTCCTTGGCGGACTCTACCGCCTGCTTGTTGATCTGGTTCTGCACTTCCTGGCGGCCGTCTGACTTGCCCTTGAGGCGGATTCCGAAGTAAGCCAGGACGATGGCAACACCTCCGGCCAGATATGGCCAGAACTCGGCAAACAACGCGGATAGGATTGCGCTCATCGCACGGCCTCCATGGCTCGGTTGTATAGGGCGTTCCAGGTCTGCGGATGCGGCTTCCCCGGGCGCCAGGTCCGGGCGTAAAGATTCCAAGCCTTATCCGTCTCCCCCAGCGCCGGCAGTGGCTTGGGGTCCGTCCATAGAAGTAGACGGGCAAAGGCAGCCGCCAGCACATCATCCTGGTCTAGCGCGGCATAGACGGCGTCGGCCGTCGCAGGAACCCCGCGGGCCTTACAAACCGCCTGGGCCAGTTCCCGGGTAGTGTCATGCATGATGACGCCCTTGACGCCACCGCCCTTCTCAAACTGCCAGAACCCACGAGCAGGGCCGCCAATCTGCTGGCGGTGCTGGAACCGGCTTTCCTGTAGTCCTATCGCCAGCATCATGCACCTGGCTTCCCTCGTATCCATCTTGGGCGGAAGCAGTGCGAACGCTGGCCCTATGGCCTTGGATACGATCTCATCAAGAGTCAGATCCGGGGTCTTTCGGGGCGTTGAGCTTGGGTTGATGGATGACGCGGGCGACGATGCCGAGGGCGATGAGGGCGATCCCAAACCACTTGACGTATCCCGGCGGAATGGATTCGCGAATATCGACTGGAAGAACCGCCCAAAGTTGAATTGCTGCATCAGGAACCGCCGTTAGGTAAGAGAAGAATGCCAGCGCCACCGCTTGGAGCTGGACCGAAGTCATGCGCCAGCAGCGGCGCCAGTTGGGGATTAGTCGCATGGCCCACACCTACTCATCATTGAGAGTTTTTGATACATCGGGTGCCCCCCCTTTTCTCACCATCTGCGTAATAAGGCGCCATTCGCGATCCTTGCGTTCGGCTTCCTTCTTGATCAGCAACACGTCCGTCTGAACCGAGTTCACCGATCCAATCACCTGGTCAAGCTGGTTCACGCTTCGATTGCCAAACCAGATGTAGCCGCCACTCAAGAGCGAGCCGGTAAAGAAAGCCGCAGCACCCCAGGCATATAAGCGATCTACTCGCCTTTCCAGCACAGAGACGCGACTCACAAGATCGCCGTATTGCGGCTGTTCCATGCGCATTCCTCAAGACGAAAAAAAGCCCGCCGAAGCGGGCTGTTGAACCGTATATTTCTTTGACCATGATGGCCAGCAATTATTCGTGAGGGTCGGACCTTCTGAAAAAGGCCCAGTCAGGGGGCTAGCGGATCGTAAGGCTGCGTCAAGCCGATGATGTCCTGCACAGTTCCGCTGATCATGCAGTTATGAAGCGACGAAAAGTCGCCCGTCTCGACATACAAACCTTCCGATGATCCGTTGCCACCCGCGCGGACAGTGTCCAACCAGCTGTGTGATTGCACATAGAGAGCTTGGAATTGCCCAATAAGCGGATTTGAGTATGGATCGCCAACGCGTGTCCCAACCATCCATGTCCTATTTCCGTTGCCGGTGTCGGCGATACCCTGGCCGAAATTCCCGTAATACTCCCCGTTTACGCGGCAAATGATTGAGCGCTGATGCCCACTCGATCCCTGCTTGTTTCGCTGATTGTCGAACGTTCTCGTCTGGGGAACCCCGTTGAACCGACCTACACAGTCCACCTCAAGGACGATGCTCGGACCCGACGTACCATCGTAGTAGTTCCACCCGTCACCGATCAGGCTATGTTCGCTAACGCAACGCTGCATAACGATATCTGCGCCTTCGCTATGGAAGTTGTGATAGCTGCTCCACTGCCAGCGGCAATCGCGGGCATAGAGAGAGGGCCTAGCGACGCCCTCCTCCAAAACCTGGAACTGTGAATCACCACGAAAGACGATTCCCTCCAGGTAGGCGGTGGCACCGTATACGATGTTGCTCACTCCCCTGTTGTACATGATCTCCAAGCGGCCAGATTCAGCGGCTTGAGAAAAATCCCGATTCTCGTGACGGATAAACAAGGTTCCGGTGCTGGAATCTTGCGTCCACCCCGAAGCGACAGCGTTGGCCTCCTGCACGGACGGGAAATACTGCACTGCGTGGGCTGTCCCGCCATCGTGAAAAACCAATGCCATTGCCATCTCTCGCCCAGGTGGTGTGGCGTAATAGAGCATCCCATTGGGCAACCACGTCATTTCATTCGGTTGCGCGCCAGGCGCTCGCCAAATTACAGACCCGGGATCTCCATAGGCCAGGACCTGCATTGGTCGACCACGCAGGCCACCAGCCACCGGTGCGGCCGAAGAGCGGAGGTCAAATCTCTCTATGTACACTCCTGGCTTGACCCAAATACGACCCACACCGGGGCGGCGGGAGGCTTCGGCAATGGTGCGCAATGGGGTATTGAGGCTTCCATTGTTTGAATCGTTCCCTGACTTAGAGTCGATCCAAATCTCTACTGGCCCGATGTCAGCGCCGAACTTAGCCTCGAAGGCCGCCTTCACATCGAAGTCATGTTCAGCCAATCCTGGGGCCAAGCACTGGAATATTGTCAGCGGATAGTTTTCGAACCCGGGGGGCTTTACCCGAGGCATCGCTCGACTGTTCATAGCAACTGCTCCTTTTCCAAGCAGAATAGTGCTGGCAGCGGCCGACAAAACAAAAGCTCTACGTCGTTGATCCATCAAGACCCCGGAACGCAATTATTCGAGCCGCTATTCTAACGGCACCGACATATTAGGGCTCGACTTCATTGGAATGCCCCCAAGATGGGCGCGCGTTCCCGCCAGCCTCGTCATTGATTGGCGTGCCAAGCGAGATTTGAATCACACCGAGCTTGGCGCATGCTTCGCATAGACAGCCATCACCTGGTCCTTGACTAGATCCGGGGTATCCTCAAAAAACTCGATATCTCCAGCATTCGTCCAAGAAAAATGTTGGCCCAGCAGCCCGGCGGCCGCCAATTCATTCGGGAACGTGGGTCCAATTGCTTTCTGCGTATTAATTTCCTCTTTCATGTCGTCCTCACTAGCATTGCGAAGTCAAGTTGACGGTCGCGCCTCCATACAGTGTTGCAATAGACCCTGTGGATACATATCCGTATGCCGTAGCTGTGAAGAGGCCATCTAAAGCTTGTTCCGTTTGGGAGGTGCTCACCAGGCATGCATACTGGCCGGCTAGGCCAATTGAGGCGCGCGCTTCAGTGCCGAAGCCTGCGCCGTTCACCCTTGCTTCGAGGCCGACGATTCCGTTAGCGGTATTGCTGCTCACCGAGCCGTTGGCAATCAGCGAGCAGCCACCGGAGTTCGCCCAATACAACGCAGACACCCGGAGGCTGGCCGTAATCTCGGCCGACGTCACCGTCGAGAAATTAGTGTCAGTCAGAAGGGTTGCGGTGCCAGCGCGCACCCGCCGATTGAACCAATTGGCACAAAACCTCTGTGTGTAGCTGTCAGCGAACTGCGCAGAAGCTGTCGTATAGATCATGCCGACCAATGACCTACTCGAATCCCCATTCTTTACCTCTACACCGTTGGGTCCAGCGCTATGCCCAGTAGCGGAGAGTTCCAGGGCAATTGCGCCGCTCGAAGAATAGGCATACACATATCTCAGCGCGTTTGCAGGCAGGCCACTGTTAGAGATGCTCACCCCTGAAAACGGGATTTGCCGCGCATAGCCACCGACGATGATCTGATTGCCATTAAACGGCAAAAGGGTCAACGACGTTGCACTAGCTACCGTCAATCGGCACTGACCTCCGGTAGCAGAAAGTTGCACAAACTCGGTAGTTGCAATTTTCGTAGAGATATCGCCCCCCGCTGGAGTCGGGGCAGTCGGTGTTCCAGTCAGCGCCGGCGATTCCGCCAACGCCGCTACGAACTTCGCTTGTAGCGCAGCTACGTCGCCGTTGTCCAAAACATCTTGACCAGACTTATCGGCAATGTACTGACCCACCATCGCGGAAACAAACGCAGCCTGGCGCGCCGCCTTATTCACCAATTTTGAGCGGGCCACGCCGGGTACGTTCCCACTCGTACGTTGAGTGTCGGCCGCGTACTCCGCTTGAGTCAGCACGTTTGCGCCACCAGCTGTGGCGAAAGGGAGAATTTCGTTGGCTGCCATCTTTAAGTTCCTGGTGTAATTTCAATGCCCCAGCTTCCTACCTCCCAGCCTGCAAGAGCATCGCTTTCAGCGTCCCATGCAAAAAGAGGTCCAGAAACGGGGGTAATGGAGTAAACATTTATCCTCACGCCTTCAGGCTTGAGGGGTAGATACCCGTTGGTGATAAGCGCTCTGGTAACGATATCGAGCGGCTGCCCGGCGATACCGACCGTCATGGACATGTCTTGGTTGTCCTGAATAACGATGTAGGATTGGCCTCCAAATGCCGAATTCCAAATGGCATTGGCTCCAGGAATGCTGCCATCCCAAGAGTTCGCAGCCACCTTCGCCTTCAGTAGCGTTCGGTAGGAATCATCCGGCAGGGCGAGCAAGCCTGAGTCTGGATCAAATTGCCCTTTCCATACACCAGAATCCCAACCAACATCAGGCGTGTCATCCCAGGCGAAATACACTCCGGTCAACGGAATGTCCACGTAGCGAGATCTTCCGATCCATTGGCCGACTTGATCCAGCTGTACTCCTACCGCCGCATCCAGATCGAACACCCCAATGTAGGTGTTCAGGAACTCCTGCAACGACGCGAAAGGCTCAGTGTTGTTGAGCACGACGCCCATGTAGTTAGGCTTCTGGCTGTGCTCGCTGGTGATCTTGGCCGTGTATTTGTTGTCAGCCATGGCCACCTCACGGGGTAACGTTGACGGTGATGTTGCTCAATTGGCAGTCCGCCACCTCGGAAATCGTGATGGCCACGTTCGCCGCGGCCGGCGTACCGGCATCACGAGCAACAAGTACCGAGACAATATCGAAGGTATCGCCCGAAGCGGTGCCAGGCAGGTTAGCCGGGGTGTAGAGCTTCGTGTACAACACGTCTGTTCCGATCCCCAGCGCGTTGATGTAGGCCGCTACAGCCGCCTTGATCTGGTCTGCGTAGGGCGTCGAATAGCCCTGCAACGCCTGAATGTTCACCACCACCTTAATCGGAACAACCGTGGGGCGGAAGAACCTGATCGTGTTCGGAACTCCGTATTGGTCGTAGACGGTGACGGCGGTTGTCCCGTAGGTGTACGTGCCGGGTGTCTTGTGGACGGCGATAGCCTGCGCGATATCAGCGCTGCTTCCGCCTTCGGCCACGATCGCAATGGAATGCGCCGGCAGACCATCGGCTGAGGTCGAGTTCGTGTCGTTCTCGTATCCTTTGAACCGAGTGACCCCGCTGACATTGCCAACGGCGCCGATGGTTCCGTCCAATACCGACTTGGAAGGCAGAGCCGTAGATACCGTCTGGCGGGCGCGAAGCTCGGCGTCGGATTCCACTGCAACCCCTGGCGTTGAGGCCAGCGGGTTCGTGACAGACTGCCACCCCATCGTGGGCGTACCGATTCGGGTGACCGTGTTCGGGGCCGAGTTGATGGCTCCTACATTCTGTGCAGTAGCCGTCACAGTGACAGAGCCAGAGAGAGGGATGGTGACCGACGCAGGCAGCAGCCAGCGGTTGTCAAACGAATCGATCGCCTGGCCATTGCTGATCACGGTTCCAGCCTGACCAACGATGGTAAGGTCTACCGTCGAATTCGTCGCCGTGCGCCGGCGGATGCCGTTTATCTTGACGTTGGTGGACAGCCCCACTCCCTGGGAGGTTGAAGGCGAAAAAGAGTTGTAGACCGCCGACGACAGCGAAACGCAGTCGTAGAACGCCAATGCGAAGACGCCGATAAGCTGGCCGTCTTGCGAATCCGCCTCCAAGTAGATGTCGTTGCCATAGATCTCGCGGTACTTCCCCTTGAAGTAGTCCACGACATCCTGATAGCTCGGCGCGTGGAATCCCGTGGCGTCGATGTACGGAGTGATCGGGGTGCTCATATCGTCTGTTCAACCTGTGTTTGTCCGTACTGCGTCGTAATCGTGGCAGCCACTGACAGCTTTCGGGCGTCCCTATCCAACGTGCTGTTGTACTCATCGATCCGAACCACGCCAGTGGTGTCCAGGATGCGAGCCATCAGCACCGCGTCATAGCTGTTCTCGGTATTGCGACCGAGCACAAACGGAAGATAAGGCGTCCCGTCTGCCATGTTGGCGAACCACTCATTTGTCCAGAGCTTCAATCGCGTGGCCACAGCTTGGGCCGGCGCATCCGGCACGTCTCGGTAGAAATCCGCCTGCCCATTCCCAAAGACGTAATCCCCGTTCTCGTCTAGCTTTCGATATCGCATATCAACCTCACGCAACAGGGCCAGAATTTCCAGAACCTGGCTGGACGCCGGAATGAGCATGGGTATCGTCCACGCGCTTACCGTTCGCGATGATCTGGCCTACGACCCGCAAGACGCCCGTAATAGCCGCAGCATCGCCGCCGGCATCAGTACTACCGTTCAGCCCCGCCAGGAAAGTCAGCAAGCCACGGATGATGACCTGATCGGAGAAATCCGAAGTCGGCGCTACCACTTCAAACCCACCAGGCGCAACGATCTTCACTTTTTGTGTGGACGGATTCAGTTCAAGGTACGTAGATCCGTCGTTGCTCCGAAGCTGGGTTGCCGACGTGCTGATACCACCGATCTTGGTTGCTTGCGAGAAAGGGCCAGGAATCGCCACCGCATCGCTCAGGCTGTGCATCCGCGAGTCGATAGCTGGCCCAACCTGCCCAGTCTGCCACCAGCCATCAATGCAGCGGCTGGAGAAAACCAGCATCACCTCGTCGCCCGCAGAGATTGGGAACGTCAGCGTGCAGTCCCCGCCACGGGGGAACACCACCGGGACATCCTGCAAGACAGGCAAATTGACCGTGGAATACTCACCGGTAGAAGCCTGAACCGTTCCCTGCACAACCGGCTGGACTGCAACCGTCACGGCGTCAGGATCAAACGAAATCACGATCCCGGGCATAGCCGTATGGATAGAAGATTGCCGCGCATCCATGGCGGCGCGCATCGCTTCCTCTGGGTCGTTCCAACGTTCTCGTCTATCCATTGTTCGGCACCACCGTAAGAATTGACCGGCTTATCGGCGCCGTACCATCGATCGCCTGGCAGATTGAATCCGTGTACCAGGCTTGCCCCCTCGTATCACCCATATGGGTCACCGCAAGGGCCTTGTACTTCCCATCGTTGGCCACGCTGGGGAAGTAGTTGATCGCTGTGTAGGCCACATTGATGGGCGCCTCAAGAATGCTCTCGTTGTCGATCTCTACAGCACGCCCGATGAATATGTTCGGGTTCAGCAGGCATCGAACGTGGATACCGTTGATGGTTTGCTCGGGGAACCCAATCATGCCCGTCTTGGCAGTCAAGACCACCGACTGACCCTCGACATACCCAGAAATCGGGATCAAGTACAGTCGGTTATCGTGGATCGACCAGGAACACCCAACCATCGCCGCCAATTCCCTCAGGCGGTCCCGAACCATTCCATAGAACGACGTGGCCCTCGGATATACGGTGGCGGGCAGCGGCGGGGCATAGCCTGCCGTGATGCCATACAGAGAGAGTTCTTGCAGCAGCGCGTTGTAAAGCTCGGTCGCCGTCCATCCCGCCGCAAGGGTGAAGTTGGCCACCGCAAAGTTGTAGGCCATATCGCCATTGGCAGCCGTGATATCCAGGTACTTGTCGATTGAGGTTTCTTTGCCGCGGCGGATCTGCTTCACGTCTCCTACAAAGATCGTCCCGAAGTTGCCCTCATACCCCGCTCTCAACGTCACCTTGGCAAACTCTTTCTGGATCCGCTGGGCTGTGTTGTCGCTCAGGTTATAGACCCGGATCTGCGCCGCAGCGGGTGTTTGAACATCCGCCGCCGAGATCGAGAACTTGAAATGCAGCTGGGAAATGTCCAGCTGATCCCCAGCCGCGTTCTCCAGGACCAGAGACGCCTTGCGTAGCCACTGATCCGCCATCGCTTACTCCGTTACGTAATACATCAACGACTCTTGGCCCAGGCCCGTATAGGTCGGATAGATGAGGGCCGCTCCGTCCGTCAGAACAACCAGCGCGCCGCCGATCCCCAGGTAGTCGAACTGCCGCAGCAGGTTCACGCCAGGAATAAGCGGCATGCCGCACAGGATAGGGTTGCTCAGGCTATCGAGGATATCCAGCACCCAGCCCTGTGGATCACGCCAAACAATCCGGAACCGGTATTCCACGTTCGACAGCACGATCGGGAACGTCTGGGCGCGATTGGCCAACGGAATTTTGAAGACGTTCATATGGATAGCCCAGGCAGGCCCTCAACGGTATTTATCCCATCGGGGATGGTTTCCAGCGGCTGAGGAGTCGCCACAGGGAGAATCTCAACCGGCCCTGTGACCTCTGGCGTGGCTTGATCTTCTGTAGGTGCTGCCGTAGTAAGGGACGTTGGAACAATGATGACCTGCCGGCAGATGGCAGAGACATACAACACATCATTGGTCATGATGTTTGTCTCGACCTTCAGGCTGACGATCAGCATGTTGTTGTAGGCTCGTTTCCCCGTGATAAGGTCGAACGGCTCACGCGACTCCTGCAACGCCAGCAGCTTGTTGTAGACCTCCTGCACCGAGATCGTGCGGCCACCAAACAGCGTATTGATGATGGCTGAGCTATCGGACCAACCGTACCGCAATGACACTTCCGCCGGCTTTTTGAAAGCATGGTCAGAGATCGCTGCCCCTTGCTCTACAGGGTGGTCAGTGATGATCAAGTCATCGCTATGGATCTCTTCGACCGCTACATCCGGGATCACGTCCGCGATCGAGCGACGGCGACGGATGAAAATTGAGCTGAGAACGTCACCAATAATCATCGCGTCGCGCCTCTCAAGTTCCGGATTGCGTCAGACCCGATGGCCCGCTGCTGTCGTGCCACCTCGTTAGCCGTGGCGTAGGGGTCTTCCGTACCCGCAACGCTGATTTGCACGTTCTGGGTAAGGTTGACCGGCGCCATTCCGGCAGCTTGGGCGATCATGTCGTTGCTGTACGGATTGCGCCCGTTCTCGTACTCCACAATCCCACGAATCAATGCTGCCAGCGCAGCTGGGTCGGAATTGACATCAAACTGTGTGTTCGTGTCGATACCCATCTTCTGCGCCAGATAGTTGGCATAGGCGCCCGTGTTGTTCTCGCTGGCCGGCGCGTAGGTGTTGACGATAGATTGAATGCTGTTCAACCCACGTTGGCCATAGCGCCGCAACTGCGCTGCTAGAGCGTTCAACCCTTCCTGAGCACTGGCGAAGGTAGCAAATCTGCCGTTGGCTTCTTTGCTCGCTCCCGCTTGACCAACATAGACCAAGTTCCCTGGATTATTGTTGCGGATGCCCCGGGGGTCGCCAGAAGTGGGGGAGTACTCACCGCCCGATACTCTGGAAGCTTGACGCGCTTTGCGCTGGTCGATGACGGCTTTTACGCCCGCCAGATCGCCCTTAAGCAACGCCGCGCCGATACCGGCCAAGTCTCCGGCTTCATCAACCGTAGACTGCAAGAACTTGTCCAGGTCGCCCATCCCCAATTTCTTGAAGATTGGCTCAATGACTCGCCAAACATCCTCGATAGCGTCACCCAATCGCTTGAACTGGGTAATTGCCTCCGAAAAATCAAGGTGGCCAAATGCCTTATCTACCTCTTCACCGAATTCCTTGATGTACTTGACGGCATCGCGGATATAGGGGCCAATTGCGGTCCCAATCCGGCCAAGCAAGTTCAAGAATCCGCCAGCTGTATCCCCGAGAAGAACGATGATCTCGTTGATCTCTTGGAAGTTCTCGCGTACGAACTTCTGGAAGCGCTGGACGATATCGCCAAGGCCTTTCAAAAGGCTCGTTCCGGCCTTCTTGGACAGGATGTCGAACGTCGCGCCCAAGAGGCGCAACTGGTTCATGAACTCCTTGCTGTCCTTCGTGGCCTCTTCGGTGTTAAGCCCAGCCTCCTTGAGCATCGCCTGATACTCGGAGCTGAACTCACCCAGACCGCGTTGCAAGGCCATCAGGGTATTCTCATCGATACCCAGAACGTCCGCATAAGCCTTTGCCCGATAGTAGGGCATCGCCTTCAGGCGTTCCCCAAGATCGGTCAGGACCTCCCCGGTGTCCCTTAGCTGTCCGTTCGCATCGCGGGTCTGTACCCCGATGCTTTGAATCAAGTTCTCTGAACCAGGCGCGCTACGGATCAGGCGCGCAAGGTTCTCCAGCGATCCGCGCAGGGCATTCGCGGACGAACCTGCCTGGCCTGCTGCAAAGCCCAACGCCAGAATGTTCTGCGAGGATGTTTTGGTGCGCTGGGAGGCGTAGTAGATCTCCTCCAGGCCCGCAGCCATCTTTGCGGTAGCGGCAACGACAGCGGCCGCAGCAGCGGTTGCAGCGGTACCCAAGGCAATGACGCGCTTGGTGGACTTTTCGACCGTCTCGACAAACCGGCGCTCGCCCTTGTCGTCAATCTTCCAGCCCAGGCTGACCAGAAACTCACGGATGACGTCCTGATCAGCCATTGGCTCGCCTCGATTTTTCCAGATTTGCCGCCTTCACATCGAGGGCGTCATTCATGAGTGATACGTCGGCAAGGTCCAAGGTCCCATCTTTCAGGCTCTCGTACTTGCACATCCCTTCGAGAACTGGCCTCAGCAGCCAATCCTCGCCACCCGGGAGCGTTTCGACGCGCACCCCCGAACCAGCACTTACTGGCCGGCGGTAAGGAGTGCGCCGAAAATATTTCCCAAGTTGACCTTCACGACCTCAGCAGTCAACCTAAGCATTCCCATCATGTCGAGATCATCGAACATGCAGGTGCCGGAACTGAATACGGGGGCCATCGTCTTATTGCCCGTCTTGCGCGAAACGACTTCCAAGCACGTTCCGATGATCATCTCGGTATCTTCATCAGAGAGCTTCGACACCGCCAAGACCATTGGCTCAACAGCTTGTGCAAACTCGAGCTTCTTGCCGCCAGACGCCATCGCCATGCCTGCCAGACCTGTCAGAATTGGAGCGATACGTCGCGCAACATGCAACTGTTGAAACCCATTGAGCTTGCCGATGTGGTACTGGTGGCCACCGTATTCAATGTCACTCATTTAGAAAACCCCCTGCGTCTTGTCGATCTTCCCAGCGTCGAACGTCCATTCGACAATCTGGCCTTCCTTGGCGTACACCGCTTCCGGCTGCCGCTTGAAAGCCACGCCACGGCACACCACCTGCTCACCAGTGCCGGTGATCGAAACCGTGATGATGTTCTGGCCGTGCAGCAACGAGCTGGCCGTCTGCGCGTTGTAGGCGAGCTGCAGCTTCGCATTGACCGGGCTGGTCTTAAGTACCCGCACAGTGATGGTTCCGGACTTGTCCGCGTGCAGCGAGTGCATGTACTCGCCGTCCGCGCCCACCGTCATGGTGTTCTTGTCGCCCACCGGCGTGATGGTGATGCCTTCTTCGGCCGTACCCGCACCGTAGCCCAGGTCGAACACGCCAGTCGGGCCAGCCAAGGTGGCATTGACATCGATGAAGCTATATGCCTGAGTCATCTGCTACCCCTTAGCGATTGACGTTGATGATGATGTTGACGAAGTGAACCGCGCCGGCCAGCTTGATCGCGCACTGAATCACAGGAGACTTGCGGGCTTCTCGATCGGCTTGCGATTGCGTAGCGACAGGCGGCGCGTAGGTGTAGTACCCAGCCGGCAGAAAGTCACCACGATTCAAGGCGCCGAAGCCGTCAGCGTTCCACTGACCAGGTGCGACCAGGCCATTAGTGACCGCTTGGTCCATCCGCGAGTTGATCGTGTTGACGATCTGATTAATACCGCCGTCCGTCTGCGGGATCTTCGTCGTGCTGGTGTACAGCAGGTTGTAGACCGCCGTTTGCACGTCGTTTTGCAGCCAATCCGTACCGTGAACTTCGTCGAAGAAGTACCCGTTGGTCATCACGCCTTGCTGGATGATGGCCGTGTTGTTGTTGTAGTTGACGAAGACGTTGCAATTCTTCGCCGTCAGCGCCGCCGCCTGCGATGCGGTCAGGTTCTCAGCGGTCACGGTCGGCTCTTGTTTGAACTTGAGCGTAATGACCGTGTTGTTGCCCTGGAAGTTGACCGTAAATGCGCGGCCGTACAGCGACGCCGACGCATAGGGCGAGCTGGACGAGTACTGGATAAACGTGCGCTTCAGGTTCGCGGCTTTGAGCTTGCTGGCGATGTCCGTGGTCAGCGTGCCGTCCAGGATCGCCGTGCTTTGAGACGTGACGCCATAAATCCGGGTCGGACTCGCCGACTCGATGTAGGCAGCGACCGCCAGATGGTCGGCATCGGTAACTGTCGCCGTGGTGGCGGTCATCGAGCCGTACCAGGAAGTCGAGGCATTGCCCAGGGCTTGATACGCCTCCAGCATCGTCTCAGCCGCAGCGCCAGGCACCGGCACAGCCGATTGCGCTTGCGTCAGACCCAGCAGCGCCGAAATGTCGGTGCCGCTGGTGTGCGCGGTGGCATAACCCACCGTCGAGGTAGCGCCCGTGGTCGAGCTGGTCACCACAAAGCGCGAGTTCACGCCGTCCCAGGTGACCGTGCCACCAGTCAGACCAGCATTTACCTGTGAAGCTACACCGTTCAGGTTGGTCTGAGCCGAGAAATCGATGGCGGTCAGGGTCTTCGCAACGCCGTCGATGGTGATTTTCATCGAGCCATTCGTGATGCTCGTAAAGTTCGACATCGCCTGTTGGCCGCTGGTCAGGATCGCACCACGCAACAGACCGGCAGTGGCCGTTTGCGCCCACCGGCCGATGTACAGAATCGACGGCTGCGGCGATTGCGAGAAGAACAGGTTGGCGGCCAGGTACTCCGGCGCGGTCGTGCCGAAATCGTTGGCCACGCCGTCAATACCGCTGTATTGGCGAATGCGCTCCTGAACGTCGATCACGGACGACGTGCCGACGATCATCAGGGCGCCGAAGTCCCGGGTAGCAGCAGCAAGCGGGGACATGACGATCTGCACGTTCACCACGTCGCTGACGGGCAATCCTTGAGCCATGGAATACTCCAGAAAAGAATAAGCCCGCTATAAGCGGGCCTCGGTTGTGTTTGTTCGGGCTAAGGGACGTTGATTGGATTCGTCAACCCGTTGTCTGCTTCTATATCGCCCTGGGCTTCCAGGATGTTCAGCACCGGGTAGGTGCGAACGATCATGCGCCGGAACCTGAAGGACAGATCCCACCGCCTGATCCACTGCTGGTTGTAGAAATCCGCTGCCTGGCGCAAAGGGCCAGACTCGATGAGCGTCAGCCCAGCAAGCTTCAGCGTTTCGTTGTTCTGCTGCACATAGGCGCCGTCTCGCGCCAGATCTGCGTACTTCATGGAGTTCGGCCCGTAGAACGAACACAGAACCCGCAATTCCTGCTGCCGCTGGAGAGTGTCAGAGCCGTCCCCGGCGCCGTTATGCCGGATGGTCGGGAAATCCTCGGACCGCGTTTCCATGACGCCGAACGCCACCCAATCCACACTCGGCTCGGGCTGCTTAGGCACCGTCGGTTGCCACCTGGGGCGCACATACTGCCCGTCTATCCCGGTCAGGCCCTTGAAATATGCTTGCAACAGCCGATCAAGCTGCTGATCCTGGGTTGGCGGCGTAGGCACCACAGGGGCAAGGTAACCCCCAGTCGCTGATGTATTGGCCATGCCTTACCCCTGCAACGGAATGAGGTCGCATACCGCCTCTACGAAGCCAGGACCATAGGTTGTGTAGTCGTTGACGTTCGACACCGTGTACTGGCGGCCCTGCCACGTAACCAGGTCAGCATCACGCCCAGCAGTACCAGGTATGAGGGTGAACTTGGTACAGATCAGGATGGAACCCTTGATACGGCTGCCTTCCGCGATCCGGTCGAGGATATCGCCCTGGTCACTCGTAACCACCCCAGAGAAGGGGATTACCTCTTGCGCGTTCACAGCCTCACCGTATTCGTTGGTGGTCTGCGTCTGGCGGGTGCAAACCAGCGAGCTATCCAGGAAATCGGGATCCAGCAGCACCTCCGTAACGTCGAGTAGCGGCATGGCTATTTGTCCTTTTTCCTGACCACGTAGGTCTGCGAGTTCCGGTACTGGCCGGTGTCCAAAAGCGGCTTATCGCCCGTTCTGCCGGCCTCCCTGCGTTTCTGGAGCGTATAAGGTGCCAACGGGAGGAAATCGCCCTCCTGGATAGTCTTGCGCACCGAATTCACCGCCAGCAGGCCAGCAGCATGCAAGGACTGATCCACGGCCTGAGCATCCCCGGCCAATGCACGTTGGCCGCCGCGCTTGAGAATGCCTGCTGCCTGTTCCTCGATCGCTTCCACGCCAGGAATCAGATGAGGCCGTGCGGGAATGTTGTTCGGAGGAGAACCAAACTCGTTGATGTAGCCGATCTGAGCATTGGAATACTCGGCACCGTCATCACGCTCTGGCGCGCTGTCTGGAACGCCTACAAGCACGTCCTTCTGGGCGATCGAGTGCAGCGTCTTGATGATGTCCTGAAGACGGTCAATCTTCATCTCAACGCCCATGCCTCACCTCATAGCTGCACACCACCCGCGCCAAACATCTGGATCAAGCGCCACAGTTCGATACCGTAGGTGGTCAGGTTCCAGAATGTTGCGTCCGGATTGGCCACTGACCCAGTGTCATAGCTAACACTGACCTTATCGACCGATTTGGAACTTTGTGGCCCCGTCACCTGGCCAGGAATCCCACCAGCTGCTGATGCCTGCTGGTTCCTGACCGCAATGGCCAAGTGATGGGCCGTGTATAGCTTTACACCCAGCGGCCAGAGAGTCCCCCAGCGGCTTTGGTTCAGCATCGCTTCCGCCATCGTGCTCCAAAGAGTCAACTGGCTATCCGTATACCGGGTAGTGTCAGCAAACTCCGGAAAGTCTGCGCGAAAGGCTGCTAGATCCATGGGTTACTCGCTTGCGTCTTTGGGCGGACGGCCCGGGCGTCGGGCTTCCGGTTTGGCTTCCTGAACCTCTTGAGCCTCGATATGCGCCTGGACGAACCAATGGATCACCAGGTCATCATCGATCTGCTGGGCGCCTTCCTGGAACTCCAGTTGGCGCCCGTCAGGGGCATTGAGGCGGAAGGCTTTGATAACACGTACCTTAGCCATCCCAGCCTCCTTAGATGCCGTCGCGGTAGCCGACCGTTTCCGGATACACGAATTCGACCGCACCCAGGCGACCGAAATAGGTCGTCAGTTGGCGCAGATCGCGGTATTCCAGCGGAGTGCGCTGGAGCGGAACCAGGGGGAAGCGCACGCGATCCATCTCTTTCGTGTACGCAACCATGCGGTTGGTGTTGCTCGTTCCGCGACCGACCAGCCACTTGAGGGGCTGGATGTCCAGCGGGCGGCCGTTGACGGCATTGCTCAGGCTGTTGTTCTTCAGGAACTCCAGGATGCTGATGTTACCAGCGCTGGAGACGATGGTGGACACCAGACGACCGTAGTTGGTCGGATCGATCAACAGGCGCGACGGCATCACCGCGTAGGCCGAAGCGGCCCACACGCTGCTCAGCAGCTCGTTGACATCAGCCAGGATCTGAGCCGGCGTTGCGGTCGCCCAGTTGCCCGTGGTGGCATTGGCCACGTTGGTCACGGCAGCACCGTTCACCAGGCCGGTTTGACCCAGGCCGGTATCACCGATGTAGACCTGTTCATCGATGTCCATGTTGTACTTGAGCTGCATGCCCGCGTACTTTTGCTGATCGACCGGGCGACCCAGCTTTTGGGCCGATTCCAGTTCGGGCAGCGTCCAGCCCAGTTGCATGCCCCACAGGGACAGCGCTTGTGCGGTCTTGCTAATGTCCAGGCCGATGCCGGTGATGGCGTTGGCTTCCTTGCCAATCCACGCTTTACCGCTCAGGCCGGTACCCGAAGCCGCCGCAAAGCTGGAGTTCGTGAACGACGAGAACTCATCGGCCACGGACACGTCCTCGCGCAGGTCGATGTCACGGTTCCAGGTCACAGCCGCCAGCGGGGCGTGCAGGTTCTGGTCCAGGCGTTCCAGTTCGCCGACCAGGAATGCGCCGGCGCTGTCGATCGTGCGTTGATCGAAGGTCATCAGACCGTCACGCGTATACGCACGAATGATGTTGGATTTCTTCATTTTCCCTTCCTATGGGCGTAAAAAAACCCGCCGAAGCGGGTTCTTTGTGCGTTGAGACGGATCAGATGTTGTAGGCAATTTCCACGTTGCCCTCAGCATCTGCGGGCGACATGAAGACGGCGTTGATGGCGATGGTGTTGGTACTATCGGCCGCAGCTTCGATGCCACCGATCGGCTGGTCGGTCGTGCCGTTGGCGACACGCACATAGACCTGGCCGTTCAGGGCGGCAGCAGCCGAACCGCGCAGCTTGACAGCGGCATAGCCACGGCGCAGCACGTCGGCCGGGCCAGTGGTGGGCGGAGTGGCAATGCCCATAGCCGTCGAGGCCGATTGCGTCGGGAAGGGGCGCACCAGCAGGCCGTAGACGGCGGTGGCAGCGTCACCCGTGCCAATCGGCACAAACCGGCCGCTGGCGATCTTGCCGAACAGGCCATAGGCGGAGAAGGCAGCAGCCGAGTTGAACAGTTGCGGCTCAATCGTTGATTGCGATTGGCGCGTAACGTCGCCCGGGATGCCGAAGGGCATGCGGTAGAGAATTGCGTTGGTGGCCATTCTTTGGTCCTCAGTTATTTGGCCGAACGGCCGTCCCAGTAGGCGCGGTTACGCGCATTGATTTCGGCGGCCGACATCGGCCCACCAAAGTCCCGAGTGCCGATCCCGGAACGGATTCCGGCGGCGTTATTCTGCGTACGGCGGACCTCAGCAGCGCCCGCGAAGATCGCGGCCACTTGCTCGGGCTTCATGCCGGCAAAGTCGGCCGTCTTGCCGCCAAGGAAGGGCTCGATAGCCTTACGGCCGGCTTCCGTGTCGTAGGCGGTGGCCAGGGCCTTGCGTTGGCAGGAGCACGCCGCATCTGCGGTCATCCCCTTGGCAGCATCGAAGGTCGGCAGCTTGAAGCCAGGCGCCAGGATCTCGGCGCGCTCGGCCAGCTTGCGCAGGCTGTCGCCGGTATAGGCTTCGCCCTTGGCTTCGGTGTTGTGCTCGGCTTCTTCGGCGCTGAGGATCGTGTCTTTTGTTTCTTCCTCGTCGTCCTTCTTCTCGTCCGTGGTAGCGCCTTCCATCTTCTCGATGAATTTGGTCACCAGCGATTCCAGACGATCCATGCGGGCCAGGATGTCGCGGTCCAGGTCGTTGTCTACCTTTTCTTCGGATTCATCCTTGGTTTCCTTCTCGTCCTTCTTTTCTTCGGATTCGTCCATGGTTTCCAGCTCGTTCATGGCTTCCGTCAGGGCTGCGGTGTCCCGGGTGCCAAAGGCGCCCCAGATCCGCTGCACGAGGGTCTTCTTTTTCATGCTCGGTTCCTTATCTCCGATTGCGCAACGAGGCCCGCAGCGGCCACGCTCCACGAGGGCAACATGGTTGCCGATGATGTTGCGCTGCTCCCCGCGCCCGGGTTCTACCTGCTCGTAATCCGCCTCGTAGCCGCAGGAAACTTCCCGCAGCCCCGACCGGATGTCCTCGATAGCCTGCGCATCGGTGATCAACAGATCCGCAAACAGGTAATCGTTCTCGATGCCTTGTCCTTGGCGCACGTTCTGCACTGTTCCCACAGCGAGCTGGCGCCATGTCTCAGGCGTCACAAAATCGCTCGGGTGGTCCAGGGTGACAGGCTTGCCCTCAAAGCTGGCGATCGTCTCCGGCCGGAAAACTTCCTCCGGGCTGCGGTTGATCTTGATGAGGCCGTCTGGGGTTGCCTCTACAGGCACCTCGCCATCGGCATACAACAGCTCGCCAATGCGGGCGATAGGCACATCCCGGCAGAGCAAGAAGCCTTCGTTGGTAAGCTCTTGCTTCTCGCCAAGCTTTTCCACCGTGTAGAAGGGCATAGACGCTTTATCGGTCGTCTCCCGCGCCTTCTTGTAGGCAATCGCAGCGGCTTGCTTAGGATCGTGGCCAGCCTTGACCAGCTCGCGGGTGTTCTCCTCGATCACCTCTTTGCTGCTTCCTTTCTTAAGAGGCATCTTTGATTCCTTGCGAGAGCGCTTTGCAGATGACCTTTGCCGCTCGGATTGATGGCATCGGGCCTTTTTGCTTGAAGCGCGAGACATTCGAGACTTTCTTGAACTCAAAGCCCGGGCCGATAACCACAAGAACGTCTCCCAAACGGCGAGCATCAATCGTCTTGGACATGTCTGGCACCAAAGAAAAACCCCGCCGGAGCGGGGCTATAGATCGGGGAGGATGGGTTCGGCATAGCACCGGCAATTCCATATCTCGCCGGGATGATGGGCAATCCAGTTTGGCGCTTTGTCCGTTCCTTCATTCACCATCGGCGGATCGTTCCAGGCAAAGACCTTGTTATTCATGGCCTTATGACCTGGCCGAACGTCAGAATCACCCAGGGTCCGCCAGATGTAATGCGTACTGCCGATGTACTGCGCCCGGGCTTGGGTAAGGTGGGCAGCGGTGCGGGCCACTTCAGTGCGCGCAATCAACGTTGCCCGGCTCTCGGACACTTCACCCGACCGCTGGATCTCCTTGGCGATCTCGGACGCCCTGGTGCTGTCTTCCAGCCCCCTGAGTGTCAATTCATGCACGCGCTTGGCGGCATCGATCGGCAGGCTCTTGATGAGATCCACCTGCTCAGCCAGCAATCCCCGCATGACTTCGCCGGTCGGGGCGTTCCGGATTTCGTCTGCCAGCGCCTTGGATATCTCCTTGGCGTTCTCGAAATACGTCTGCTTGTCGCGTCGATCGACATCAAGCAGCATCTTCTGGGACGTGACCGTGGCCCAAGCCGTCAGCGCATCGGAATAGCGCCGCAGCATGTCGTCGATCGACGGCAGATACTGAGGGTCCCCAGCGGGGAAACCGTTGATGATCTCCCCGATATGCCGGGCAACCTTGCGCAACTGGAAGGCAAAGGAGTTCTCAGCCTTCCTGGTCGGCACAGGGTTACGCCGGCGCCTCTTGTCGAGCGTTCGGGTCTTGGCCCGGCTTGCCAATCTCTGAGCCAGGTACATTCATTTCTCCCGGATCAGGTGGATCGTCATTGGCGGACTCGATGTCCTCGTCGGTGATCTTGGACCACACACCGGAAACGTGGCTTGCGTTACGCAGCTCCGAAAGCGCGGTCTTCTGGGTCACCAAACCAGCATCCAGGCCAGTTGCCACCGTATTGGTGATCTTCTCGGCAATGTCTGCCTTCTCGGTATCGCTCAGTTGCCACAGCGGGCGGAACTCAAACGAGAAGTTCTCATCCGGAGCGTCACCAAGCTCAGACCGGTGAATCACGTCAAGCAGCGTGGTCAGTCCAGGGCGCAGCTTGCGGTCCTGGTGCTGATTCACCTGGTCGTAGTAGTTGCGCAGTTCCCCGTCGTGATTGCCGCTCAGGCCGGCCGGAGCCTGCCCAAAGAGGCGCACCATGGGGATCTGCGTGGCACCTGAAATCTGCTGACCCATCTGGAGCAGCACGTTATCCAAGCCGGAGAATGAGTATTGATGCGCCTCAAAATCGTCGTCCGCGTCCATGAGGGTCATGCCCTCGTTGGACTGAAAGCGCCGGATCATATCGATCTGGCCGAGCAAGCCCATATAGGCAAGGTTGCCGCTATCCTGGCCGCCCGCCGCGATGATCTCGCGCAGGCCCTTGACCTTGTACGTGCGCAAATGGGCTTTGTAGACGAGCTGGGCCGTACCCTGGGTCGTGCTGTCAAATGCCAGCAGGCGATCCCACAGACGCTCCAGGACCGATTGGCCCCAAAGGTTCTCAGCGATCTTCTGCCAGTAGGGCAGCTCCACGCCATCCATGCGGATCACGCGGCTATAGTGGATCGTCTGGTTGATGAGCGCCTGGGCATCGGCCACGACCCGGTAATACTTCGGCTTACCCATATCGGGGCCGTATTCGGTCACCAGGTCTTGGAGTGACGGTTGAACTAACCAGCGATCCAGCACCAATAGGCCCTTGAACTGTCCAGGGCCGACCGTTTCCAGGTTGAGCGGCGTCTTAACGTCCTGGCCGTCGATCAGCATCACGCAGATCGCGCCACCATACAGCCGCGCCCACTTGACCGTATCGCAAAGCTGGTTCCAGATCTGGAACCGCTCCATGGCGCTATTCAGCTTCTCGATGTCCTCCGGCTGGCGATCCGAATGAATTTCAATTCCGGCGCGGGTCATGTCCTCCGCTACAGCATCCACAGCGATACCGCACACCCAGGACGACCGGTAGGCCGCTTCCATCTGAATGCGGTTGCGGGTGATGTAATCGAAGGTGTAATGACCGGCTTTGCTCTGGTTTGCAGCCTGAATGCCAACACGCGATTCAAAGTTGACGAACGAATCGCGGGTAGGCTTAGGCGCAGCAGATGCCTGGCGCGCCATCGCCTTTCGTTGTTTGCGATTCATCCGTCTTCCCTTATTTCGCTAGCGCCTCCCACACGCTCAGGGCGCGGGTTGCGGGTTGGTAGCAGATCATCACCGCGTCCGCCAGGTTGGGGGACTTGGTGCCGTCTGGCTTCTTGTCGATAACGATCTTGCCTACCGTATTGACCGTGTAGGTCGGCTGCGACAGTTCCATAGTCAGTTGCGTCAGGTGCTTCAGGTCAGGCGAAATCGAGATGATCTCGTCAGGTTTGAACTCCTGCCCCTCAACCACGGCGCGGTGCGTAGCTTGGAAGCGCAGACGCAACGACCACCAGGCTTGAGCCTTGGCATTGGCGAAGAAGTCTTTGTTCTTGCGCTTGGGCACCATCTCGCCATCTGGGTCGTAAACCTCCCCAGATCCTCGGAAAGGGTTGGCATGGATGGGCGGCCGGTTCGCGGCTCTACGCTGCCGATTGATCTCAGCAGCATCCCCACGCACCCCAGCGCCAAGACCGTCAGCGTCGTAGTCCAGAGCCTTCAATCCGTCCGCCTCGCACAGCCCAAAGGCCTTGACGACCGTCTTGTAGATGTCGCTGTCCTTGCCCGACCACATGTCGAGGTTGGCCAGCAGGACGCCGTGACGCATTGCATAGGCGTTTTGGTCGGCGCCCTCGTCAGCCACGTCCAGGCCGGCATACTTGCGCCCGCTAGGTTCAATTCCCAGCTTCTGGTGCGCTCCGATCGCAGCTTGCACCCAGGCAGAGGGGATAACCACACCCTCGACCGACGCCGCGTAGTTGATGTCGATTTCCTGAGCCACCGTCACCGGGTCCAGTTCCTCGACCTGCTTGGCGTACCAGGCATCATCCTTGCGCGGATCATCTCGCCAGTGGAACGTGAACACCGGCACGCGCCCGCTGTGGCGCTTCTGGGCAAACGGATTCCCCATCCCATTGGGGGTAGAGATATCCTGACGGCAGTTCGTCGTCTGTGACAACGACGCATCTGTCAGTTGCGGACGCTCCAGGAATGCTGATTCGTCCACGAAATAGGCGCTGGTGCGGTCACCGCGGCCGATACCATCCCCAGATTCCCCGGTGATGATGGACTCGGATTCCGGGAAGATGATCCGCATGTGCGGCGCATGCTTCCCGGAATCCCAGCCACCCCTGAACTCGGTGGGCAGCATCCGCATAAACGTGCGCGCCTTGTCGAACAGCGACTTAGGCGAACCAATCTTGTCTACATATTCTTCCTTGCGCGACCCGAAGCCCAGCACCATGCCATTGTTGTGCAGGCACAGCGTGCAAGCCAACCCGATGGTCAGCCAGGACATACCCATGTCGCGGGTCTTTTCGGTGATGCCAGGCTCTTGGCGCTTCCAGCGCTCCAGGAACCAATACACCCATTCCTCTTGCCTGGGGAAGAGCAGGAAAGGCACAGACGACGGCAACCCACGCTCTACATTGCGTGGGTCCAGCGTCATGCCCCAGTCGATGATGAACTGCGCCGGGTAGTCCTTGTAGTACGCCTTCATAGCAGGCACACACGAAGGGTTCGCCCGGATGCGATTCAACCTCTCTATCCGCCATTCAAAGACAGCCTTGTAATCAGGCTTCTTGAAGTCGAACGGGAAAGGGATCGGCATGTCAGGGATTCATCATCTGCTGATAGATCTTGGCGGCTTCGTCGGGAGTCGTGGCCACGGCTGACACGGATTGCATAGGGCCACCACCGGGGCCAGAGTGCTCGACCTTGCTGGGGAACATCCCCAGATGCTTGCCCATCAGCTCAAGCGCACGGTTTGCAGCAGTCGGCTCTAGCACACTGACGCAAACGTCAACCGCCTCGGCTTTTCCTTCCTGCACGTTCTTGACCACCTCACTGATGGTCACGGGCTTGCGCCCCATGCAGATATCCCGAAGCTCCCGCAGGTCATTCAGGATCTCGTCCTGAGTGATTTCGGTGCGCTTGGATCGCTTTTCTTGTGCTTTCGCTACAGCGGCTGCCACGTCAACATTCCTCAACAGCCGCTCGGCCTGGGAATAGGCTGTCTTCGCGCTATATCCGGCCCGGATCGCCGCTTGTGTGGCGTTGAGGTCAACCAGATACTCATCCACGAAGCGGCGCTGTTTGTCTGTCAGCGCCATGCTTGTCCCTATTTATGAACCGTCAGAGTTTTGTCTTTGACGCAGAAGTACGTGGAGGGCATAGATGCCACCAATTCCCCTTGGCGCCTTAGCGTGATGGTCTGCGTATCAGCGCTCACTTCCATCGAGTCTGCATCAATACTTAGCGGCTCAATCCTGTCCGGAGCTACCACCCAGAACTTGTCCATTGAAGACGGCTTTATATCGGCTCGCTGTCGGATCCGAAGCATGGCTTGCCGAAATTCCACCAACCAACCATCGATCTGTTGCTGAGTCACGTCTGACGGCCATGGCAAATGGGCGTAGTAGGCTGAATGGCCTTCCGGACCTCGTGGGCGTTGTACTAGCTGAACCATGATTACCTCCCCAGGTAGATTTACAGGTGACCACACCCGCGCTCGACCGGCTGAGGCCGAGGAATGATGGTCGGGTCTACGGCGTTGATGCTGATCTTGCTGCGTGGCGGCTCATCCATCTTGGTTGGGCGCGGCTGCCAGCCAATAGCGCACACCGACTCATGGCCGTTCATGCGCTTGGCACTAGCAATGGCCAAGAAGGCAAATGCCAGTAGCCCCCAGATAACGAGGCCGGCGAATAGGCCGATCACGATGTATACGGATGCGTCGAGCATTGAACCTCCCCAGGTATGTAAGTGTGGGAATCCCTCTCGGGCGGCAGGCAGTCCGACTTTGCTACGCCAACCATGGCGCGTTGCCGAATGCGGCCTTTGATGCGTATTGCCTGGCTGTCACCCACTAAGGTGCAGCCTCAACCCCGTTTCAGTCAGCCGCGAAGGCAGAGGGATGAGGGGGAGGAACCCAGACCTAATCCGGGGGAGGCTGCACGTTAGTGGACGCAGAAATAGAAAAGCCCCAGCGCGCATTGATAATCGCTGGGGCTGTAGGTAGATGGTGGTAGGTGCTGATTTCCTACTTTGCGGTCATTCTTCCCTCGGCGCCGAGGGCCACGCTATGTCAGCCGCTAAGCTCAAGACCGCTCCGAGTGGTATAGCGCACATCAGCCTGTGCATTCACCATCAAGAAGACACTCCCTATGCCGCCGGTGCAGCGGGTCTGGCCCCGGGTTTCTGGCCGCGCAACGTAACCCTGGGAATGCCTACTTGATAGCCCTGGGGTTTTCACCCAGGCCGCGTATTCCTACGCTCTTGCGCCAAAAACGTTGGCAAGTATGATCACCACAACGAACAACGCCAATAACGCATACGTCTTGCGTTGCCGCTCGGCAACCCGATCCGCTACTGCGGTCCCCTGCTCTACCTCGCCAAACATGCTGCCACTACAGATAGGGCAGCGCTGGCGGTAAAAAGGGATGGCCATAATCCACAGGCCCGCGGTCACCAGAACTAGGATCACGCTGCCGGCGCCGATCTTGCGGCGCGTCTGCACATCCCTCTGGCACATCATGCATCTGCATATCACGTCGCTCTCCTCATATGCGCGCTGTACTGCTGCATTGCGATGGAAACCGAATGATAGCCGGGGTTGTCGTAACCTGCGGGCGCAACTTCCCTGGCGATATTCTCCCGGTTTCCTTCCCGGTTTGCATTAAGTGCATGTCCCGGTTTTTGCCAGGCGTAGGTCGTGGTCCCGCCGTTGGCCGTGGCCGGGACGATAACCACGCTCCCCGCTTCCTCAAGACAGACCAGCGCACGCCTTGCGGCCTTGCGCGCCGCTTCCCATTCCTGCGGCGTGTGCGGCGCCCCTCTCCTGATGTGCCGAACGATCTGGATCATCTTGAAGGGACGCCCGGGGTATGCGGCCAATAGCTCAATGATTTCGCGTGCGTACAGCATCAGAATTCCTCTCTCACTTTCTGCTTAAACAATCCCAGAGCGATCTGGTAATACGCCGGCGGGATGCCGATGATGGCCGATGCCATGTCCCGTCGTTCCCTGGCGTTGGCCTCGCCGTACTCATGCCGGCGCGTGAACTCGGCCTGGACAACGCGCTGTTCGATAAGCGGAAGGGTTTCGTAGATCCGGTTCACCCGCTGCGCCCGATCGACGTTCACGGGGATGGGCTTGGGTTCCGGGTCTTCCTCTTCCTCATCCGCCTCGCGCAGATACCCACGCTCGATGGATCCACACTTCAGGTTGGGATCGGGATGCGGCCATTCCCCCATCCAGCACCAGCGGGACCAGTTCCATACTTCGGCTATGGTGTCGTGGTCGTTCAGCATCACTCCCCCATAACCCGGTAGTTGCTGACCTTGCTGGTCAAGCTGATAGGTCTTGCCATTCCCTTTAAACGCTCCATTGCCTGGCGCATCTGAGCGTTAGGTACGTATGCAGGGGCTTGGATGGGCTTGATTTCGCTGGGCTTGACGGCTTGTTTCATTCTTCGCTCCTGAACTGACTCATGTAAACGCGGACCTTGCCGCCCTTGCACACCACCCCACGCTCGATGGTCAGCCGGTCGATCAACCCATCATCCTCAATAACCTGGGCATGTACCAACCCGTCCAACAATCCCTTCATCATGTTGTCCAGGTCACGCCGGCGGTTGTCCGGCGGGTGAGCCACGATGGCCACCGAGAGCCGTCCGACCATCTTGGCAAGCTGATACCGGCTGGCCTCGTCCATCACGGCTTGGCGGTATTCGCGCCCTTTCTCAGAGATCAGGTGGCGGCCGGCCAACTTGCCTTTGGTCGGGTGGCGCCAATAGGTGTTCACGCTGGGCGGGAACGGGAGTTCCAGGACGTTCATAGAACCTCCAACGTCTCGAGGTTCATGAGGGTGAACTTGCGCCCGAATACTGCGCCTGTGTCGATGTGGTGAACATTGCCCAGAACCACTGGAGACTGCACAGGGGTATGACCCACGATCACCGCGCGGCAGTCAGATACACCGCTGGCGTCGGCCTCCGAGATCCGGCCCCTTGACCACATTGCAACGTCGGCGATCCGGCCTTTCATGCCGCCGGCGACGCTCTCATCCAGAAGGGTGTCAGCGAAATCCTCCCAGGAATCGAATGGACAATCAGCATGCACGATTCCCACAAGACCGCCCCGAGTCTCTACCTCGATCGCAACCGGCAACTTACCCATAGCCTCAGAAATGGCCTGCTGGTCAGCCCTCGGTTGATCCATATTCCAGCCGCCACCGTTTCTGCGGTAAATGTCAGCCTGCATATTCCCCGCTGGCCAGCGGTGGGCCATATCGTCATGGTTTCCCATAACGGCATGAAACCAGGGCTTTTCGAGCCACGAGAGCACGGCCTCATTCTCCGGCCCTCGATCTACGAGATCGCCAACAGAGAACAACCGATCCTTAGCCGGGTCGAAGCAAATTCGGTCAAGTTCAGCCTGCAACCGACTAAAGCACCCGTGGATATCGCCCACTGCAATATCCAGCCCTTCCTGGTTCAACTCGAAGTGTTTGAGCATCATGCCCCCACCTGCACCCGCAGAACGCGGAAAGGATCGAAAATGCCGGGGATGTAGCTATTCCGGATGCGATCAACCGTTCTTTGGTTCTCGGCCGTGGCATCCTGGTGCTCGACCCGTAAACGGTAAAAATCTGGTTCTTCGTTCTCCGGCCCCGGTCCGTACACGAAGATATGGGCTTGGCCATTCCATATCTGGCGCATCTCGTGGGAGCAATGAATCTCCCGCGACCATGCCAGCCCATCCACGGCGTACCTGACGCGTTCTTTAACAAGCCCCGTTGACGCGACCAGCTCGGCCACCGTCTGCGGGCCTTTTTCCTTCAACGAAGCAAGTACTTTGTCCTTCCCTGACTGACGCTTTCCCATGACTAAGCCTCCATAAAGTCCACCGGGCGCCCGCGGCTATCGCCCAAGTACTGCAAAGATCCGGGGTGGTACCACAGCGCCACGCTCCCCTCCCATTCCCCATGCCGGTTCTTGTCGCAGATCAGCATTGCGTCCGGCCCTTCAATGTCCTTTGGGTTCGGCTCGACGTTCTGCCGCCGCGCTGCCTCCACCGCCTTTTCCTTCTTCTTGTTCCGCCAGACCGTCAGAACCTGGTCTACCTGGTCCGTAATCGCCCCAGACCCCTTGGCGTCGAACTTCCCCGGCGGCTTTTCCTCGTTCTCACCCTTGCGGACGTGGTGCACCAGGTGGACATGAACTTGCTCATCCCTGGCCAAGCCCGTCAGCGTGTCTACAAAGTCCTTCTGGCCGTTGTAGTCATCCTCGCCCTTGACGCATTTCATAAGGCTGTCGATGACGACGTGCTTGATCTTCAATTCCCGGGCGCAGTACTTGACCAGCCCGTAGATCATGTCCGGCTTGACCGTACCTTGCTGGTCGTACAGCCACAGGCGACCCTGGCACCAATCCATGAACCTTTCTGCAACTACCTCGGCCGGCCGGTCGTTCATCGCCACCTGGCGCAGCATCCGGCGCAGCGTCGATACCGGCTTCATTTCAAACGAGGCGATGCACGCGCCCTCACCCGCCCGCATGAAGCCCAAGATCGCCATGCCCGTGAGCTGGCTCTTACCGTGACCGTTGATGCCCTGCCACAGCGTGACCTCGCCACCACGAAACCGCAGATGGTCATGCGTCTTTGCCCAAGGAAGCTTTGCCCCGTGGACCTGGACACCATTGCGGATCGTGGCCAGCAGATCGTCTTTCCAGGTCTCTGCTCCCAAGACCTTCGCCTGGGCATCCGTTTCCTCGGCGTACTTCTGCCAGTCGAACGTGTCCGGCGTGATGATCCTCAAAACCTGCGCATTCATACCCCTCCCTCCAGCCGGCTTTCCTCGCCGTTAGCAAACCTCAGAATCGACCGTGCATCAGATGCCACGGCGGTAATCGTGTTGGGTCGGAACTGCCTGACCCGGTCATACAAAGCCTTCACGGCCTTCGCTTTTCCACCCGTGATGTGGACATCCAGACCCGCAATGCAACGCAGGTCTAGCGCCCTTGGATCCTCGTCCGGATAAACGTCGATTTCCGGAAATCCACCATGGGCCATGGCCATGTCGGGATGGGTGAAAACGGAGTAGCTGCCACGCGGTACGATGCACAGGAACACTGCCCCAGGGCGGTATCCAGCCATCCGCAGGCGCGTCAGCGACTCCTGGCCATTCATATCGCGTTCTCCCAGGGCATTGATGCCTGTGAGTTACCCTCAGGCAGTCCGTCTTCCCACCGCTTTTGGTTGAGGTAGGTCAGGGGGGCCGGGTCGTAGCCGTCCAGCCACTTCTTTGTGTTTTTCAAGGCGGCCACATGGGCAATGATTTGGTCTGCAACCTTGTCTAAGCCCCTGGCCTTCCATCGTTTGGCACACTCAGCCCTTGCAGCTTTTCGTTCACCAGAAGGCCAGGTACTCCAGAACTCGGGGAACCTGTCTTTGTGGTCGGCGACAGCCGACGAAGTGTTTTTATCGTCTTCGTCTTCGACTACGTCTAAGTGAACATCTGTTATCGGATGCTTAGCATCTGCTTCGCATGTGCTTTGCATACCACTATCAGGAGATGGGTACTTGCTCTCCTTTGCTCTCACTTGTTGACGGAAATCCTGCATCTCCAGGAACGTCTTGTCTGCGACCGTGTAGAGAACGATCAGTCCGGCACCAACGCACTCGGCCAGGTGCTTTTTGATCGAGTCTTCTTTCACGCTATCCAGCTTCAACGGGTAGCAGGAGGCCCTCAACAAGGTGAGGTTTGCCGTATAGCGTCCGAAGTCATCGACCACGGACATAAGACGGCGGTAAAACAATTCAGCATTCGGGGACAGCGAGTTAACGCGCTCGCTAGTCAAGATTCCTTCGCGGATGATCCGGCTAGGCATTTGCAGCCCTCTTCATCGGCTCGTAGGCGACCTTATAGGCCTGCTCAACATCCGTTGGCCACAGGCCCCGGGAAATCAGTTCGGCGCGTGTGCGGTCCACATAGACCACTTCCAACTGGCGACGATGTTCTTTGTTGATCCCGCCTGTGTCGTGCATACGGTGGCAGCGCGGGCAGGCTGCGAACGTCTGGGAATCGCAGGCTTTCAGGCCCAAGCCCTTGCCAAAGTTGGCGTGGGCGCATTGGGACGGGCCAGAAGCTCCACACACCACGCAATCCAGGCTCGCCACGTTTCGGCGGTGCTTCTCGGAGCGCAGTCGTTTGATCTTGAAGAAGCTCATTTCACCCACCCCGGAATGTGTGGCTCATCCGACCAAACAACGCTGTTCATGTCGCCGAACGCCTGGATGCTTTCGATCAGCTCGGCCATTTCCTTGACCCCAAGGCTGCGCGTCTGTTGGCCCAGAGCCACAACGCCCTTCCCGTCCAGCGACGGCACCAGGTGCATGCGGTTCGTCTCACGCATCCAGGAATCGACCAGCAGGCGCTTCCAATCCTCGATGCCCAGCTTGCGGTCCATCCACTTCATTTGCGCCGCGATATCGCCGCACATGGCGTGCAGCTTGGCGTTCTGGTTCAGGCTGCGGCTCGGCTCCTGGATGGCCACGAAATGGCCGTCAGGGGTCGTGAGCATGACCTGGACCAGCATCTGGCGAGTCGCCGGAGTTACGCGGATGCGGCGCTTTTCCATGTCACATGCCTCTGCTCTGGTTCTCGACTTCGGCCTGTAAGTACTTGGCCAACATCGTCTTCATGGCGAACAGTTCTTGCCGGCTGATAACCATCGCATTGGACGGTGCCAGCTGAAAACCAAGCGCGGCAAGCAGTTGGCAAAACTGGTCAAGACCATCTTTAGAGCGGCTGAGGGTGCTCGCATCCAGGCCCATGCAAGCCGCTGCACGGGCCTGGGTGAACTCTGCAAGGCGCCGCAATACTTCGCCCTGAATTCTTGCGCCGGTCTTGCGTGTGCTTTCCACCTGATCGGCGGAGACTGTCGTTGTGCTCATTTCGATACATCCATGAGGCTAGAAAAATGACTGAAACCGAAAAGCTCTTGAAAGTCGCCGCTGAACTGGCCAAAGGGACTTTCATTGACCCCACCGAATCCGCTGTGATCGCCATCTTTCAGAGGCTCTGCTGCGAGCAAGACGAAGCCCGCTTGACCCGGGATATGGAAAGCCGTGGGGTTTTGCATTGAGATCACGCGGAAGCCTCGCTCGTCATGGAAGCGCGGGGAGCCCGCACCGGCTTGGACCAAATGACATGACCATCCAGCGGGCGGCAGGAGGCGCGGGGGACCTTCCCCTTAGTGAGCTTTTCGATCGCCACGCAGTACGTCGGGTCCATTGGGCGCTCACCAGAAATCATCTGGGACAGGTACGAGTCAGACACGCCCAGGCCTTTGGCCAGGTCGGTCAGGCGGCCTCGCTTGGCCTTCACATATGCCGCTAGGGCTTCGAGCTTTAGCTTTTCCATGCGCCAACTTTAGCATTGGCGAAAGCGAAACACAAGCCTATGCGAAACTAGCAAAAGCTAAATTTCATTGCATGAGAACAACACTTGCTGAAGTGCGCCGCCTGAACCTTCGCCGCCTGATAGACGACGAAATGGACGGTATGCAGTCCCGGATTAAAGACCGGACAGGGATCTCTTTGTCGCAGATCGGTCAATGGCTCAGCGGTGACCGCAACATGAGCGAGACATCGGCGCGCAAGTTGGAAGCCGGCCTACGACTAGATGAAGGCTGGCTAGATCGGCGCCCTGGGGAAGCTGCCCCTACCACCACCACTGAGACGGCCGCGATCGATAAACCTGACGATGTATTTGTCCCTATTTCAAATGCAACAGGCAGCATGGGCTTCGGGTCGCATCGCAACGTAGCGGAGCAGATCATCGACACCATGCGGGTGACGCGTTCTTGGATTGCTCACGCTTTTCCAAATCTGTCGGCGATCGACAATCTGGGGATGCTCACCGCATTCGGCGATTCGATGGAGCCGACGTTCTCTGATGGTGATCTGGTCCTGGTGGACCGTGGCATCACCGAGATCAAGCTAGATGCGGTTTACGTAATCGCCCGAGGCGATGAGTTGTTCATCAAGCGTGTACGCCGGCAACTGCATGATGGCGCCATCCTGATCCAGTCTGACAACCCCCTATTCGGGCCGCCCGAGAAGATCATTGATGGAGAGCGCGACAGCCTGACAGTTCTAGGGCGCGTGATCTGGGCGTGGCGAGGCAAGAAGCTATGAGATCCTGCTCGATGGGAGCGCTCGCCTTTACGTTTTGGGCCGCTGGTGCTTGCGCGCCGGTCCTGGCTGCGGCTCCGTTGCCTATGCCCAACGAAAAAACACTAGAGCTGGCAATCCAGCAGTGTGAGGACTTTGCTTTTGGCTCAGGCGATAAGGCCCTCGCGGCCACCTGCAACCGGCGGAATCAGGCCGCCTGGTCCACACTGCAAATGGCTTCCACCTCTACCTTTCCGGTCGAATACTGGGCGGCGTGCCACCGGGCCGCTGGCGGCAACAATGGGCTAGTGCTGGAGTTGTGGGCAAAATGCGTCACCTTTGCTCAGCAGCAGTGCAACCAAACCGCAAAGTCAGGCGGCGCTGAATGGAACCAGTGCGTCAGAGCCATCAATAGCCGATCCTGGATCTACCGGTAGACCCTCTCGGCGCAGTCTGTCCCCGTAACAGGCGCCCGTCCGGCGCCTTTATTTTCGCATTTCACTTTCGCATATGCTTGACTTTAACTTTCGCTTTGGCTAAAGTTCAGTCATGCGCTGCAAACACAGCGAAGCAAGACCCCCACGGACCCTCAGCCAGCAGTCAGGGCATCGCCTCAAGAGGGAGACGTACCGCCACGAAGTCGGATGGGGAAGGCGAGCAAGCAGTACCAGCAGTACCCGCTCTTTAACAACCGATGTGCAAAACGTTCCGCACCCGCCGAGAGGCGATGCGACAGGGGAGATTGCGGACGCCCTGGACCAAAAGAATCCGAAAACCGCCCATGCACGGTGGCCGAACACACTAAGGCCGGCCAGGCGCAGAACCTGGCAGCACTGGGCGCGATCCTCACGGACGCCAAGAATCGACCGATGGCGCGTAATCGGGTTGATGACCACCGGGAATAGACCGGGAACCATGACCGCCCTGGCCTACGGGTTCAACGGCGGCGGACATGCTGGGCAACGCAGCACCTGGAGCCGCGATGAGCGGGAGTGGCCAGGCGGTGCGTTGCCCCAGATTTCATCTGAAGCCCCATTCACCGAGTGCTGGGCTTTTCATGAACTAGGAGAACATCTCAATGAATACGGCATTCGTAGTTGGCCAATACGCCGAAGGCCAGGGCGGTATCTACATCGGCGTGACCGCGCAAGGGCGTCACTTGTTCGCTGCCGCGGCACCGCTGGATGGCGTATTCGAATTCGGCGGCTATGGCGAAGATCTGGAAGGCTATTCTGATCTCGATGGCGCCGGGAACGCCCGCAAGCTGCTAGAGCGCGGCGGTCATCCTGCGGCCCTGGCTGCGTCCGAATATACGGCAGACGGCCATTCCGATTTCTACCTGCCGTCGTATCGCGAGCTTCTTCAGATCGTCGCTGTCGAGGGCTTCAACGACAACGGCGATTATTCCTGGGCCTCGACGCCCTACGGTTCCTGCGGCGCCTGGGCGGTGGGTTTCGAGCTCGGCAGCATCCTCAGCTGGGGCCGCAGCAGCGAGTTCCGGGTTCGTCCCGTCCGCAGCATCATCGCTTGATCAATTCAACTCTTCGCCCCGGCTTGCCGGGGCTTCGTCACCATTCCCCGCCTTCCAAGCCCAGCATCAAAACCGTTTCCGTATGCATACGGACGTGAGGATGCTGGAGCCGTGAAGGTAGGAGTGCAGTACCTAACCCGGATCGGGTAAGAGTCCGGGACTATTGGGGCGCTCAGTGGGGAGAGAGTGGGCTTGATCGGCCCTTGATCAACTCGGCTGGTTCGAATCCAGCAGCCCCAGCCTTGCCCTCTTGGCGGCATAAGCCAGGAACTCTCATCAGATGGCATCGTGGCTGCGCTTTGGCAACGCAGCACAACCAACCATGCGACTACGTGTAGGTACGACAACCGGGGCCGTACACCGGGCGCGGTGCCATCTGATGAGGGTGATAGCGCAGGCTGATGCGCAACGAGTGCAGCACGAACACGCTGGTATTGCGATCGGTATTCCAAGTAAAGATGGCGGTGCTCCGGTCATGCCGAAAGGCGCGGGCTCTAACACTCCAGCAAGCCGGAGATCAGCGCCGGCCACCCTCACCCAAAATCTCCTTTGGCGCCGTGAAACAGTCGGCCGTAGCCCGGACGAAACCCGGGATCCTCAAGTATCCGCCCGGCCTGGTCTGTACGCCAGGTCCCGTACAGGGGCGAGAGAAAATCAAAGCGGGCGGATTCTTGAGGGTAAGTAGCCGCGTATACGGGTGCTCAACCCGTCCAACGGTATTGAGCAGTTGGAGAACGGGGCGGACAAAATCCCGGTATGCCGCCGACCTGCTTGCAGGTGCCGACTAGGGTTGCCCTCTTCATATACCTGATTGGAGATTACATGAAGCTCCTGCTTGCACTGTTCGCGGCGGCGCTGTTGGTCGCCTGTGATTCGAATGCTGGTCTACCAACCATAGACCGTGAAATGTCAAATATCCGAGTAGATGGAGGCGGAACGGTCCGGAAATTCCATGACGCTGATACCGGTGTCACCTGCTACTACATCGGCTATCGCGCCATGTCTTGCGTCAAGACCAACTAGGAACGCTCATGAACTCCCCTATCAAGCTGCCACCGCGACCGCCGATGGATGTAGGCGTATCCGGTCAAGTCAAGTTCGCATATTCGCAGGAAGCTCTGGACGCCTACGCCGAACAAGCGGTACGTGAGGCCCTGGCGGCGCAAGCAGCCGCGTTGCGCAGCTTTGCTGATCGTAAGTACTGCGTGGCCATTGACTACGCCCGGCGCACTGAGGCCCTTGGCTGGGTGGAGAAGGCCAGGACCGGCCGATTTGGTGAGGCTGAATTTGCATGCCACAAGAACATGAACGAGGCATACGGCGCGCATTTCGGAATCTATGAAGCGCTAAGGCAACTCGCCCCTCCCAAGGAGAACAACCATGCTGAAGGTGCTGATAAATAACGTCCGTAGCTTCTGGTGGTTCTACGCAATCCTTTTTGTCCCGCTAGGGATCGCCGTGGGGTGGTGACATGGGCGCACGTTTCACATTCGACCCGCCCCAGGAAATCTACGACATGCGGTACGCCGAAGTCGTAAAGGAAATCGAGGCGAACCTGTTCGAGTGGCGGCACCAGGTCATCGAAGCTTTCGAGAACGAGTTCCCCGATGAGGACGCGCAAATGCTGGCCTTCATCGCTGGCAACGCTGACCAACCGGAGAAGATTCTTGAGCTGGCAGCCTCGGGAATCCTGGGGCCTGAATGCCGCGATCAGATGACGCTCGCTATCGCGCATCTTGCCGACTACCACACCAAGCAGTACGTACGCGGCTACTGGCCGGATTGGAGAAAAGAATGACGACTTCGCATACCCCAGGGCCTTGGAAAGTTTTCGACACTATGGTCGACGGTGAAACTTATGGCATAGATGGCGCAGATGGGACTGCGGTTGTCTATTACGGTTTCAGGGATACGGAAGACGGCATCCGCAAAAAAGCAGACGCTTTCCTGATCGCCGCCGCGCCAGAGCTTCTTCAGGCGCTCCAGAAGCTGCTGGATTTACAGGTTGCCAAGAAAGAACTGGAATACCTCGACAAAGGGATCGGGACGAAGACGCCCAATGCCGCATGGCTGGAGGCCCGATCCGCCGTCGCCAAAGCCCGAGGTGAGCAATGAAACGCCTCCTACGCTGGCTTATCCAAATAGACGCCCACTCGCTAGTGGGCATTTTTTCGCTCATCTGCGCCATCGTAGGCGTTCTCGCAAGCGTTCAGCAGTCTGACGAATCGTCTAACGAACGCTGGGCGAAGGATGGCGGCACCCGGTATGCCGCAAAGGACTGAGACATGAGCAAGATACCTCACGGCGGTCCCGGCGAGATTGCGCCCGTGGACGAGCGCGTACCGGCGGATGCTTTCGATAACGCCATCCGTGCCTTCGGCGTCGTCAACGCATGCGAATGGTTCGGCCATGATCCGGATAGCAAATTCACTGCCGACACGATCCGCCTTCTGCGCATTCGGTCCGGCATACCGGAGTTTGCAGCATGAGCCAAGACGACGAGGACGCCGCTCTGGCACATCAACAGGAATTGGAACAGGAATACCGCTATGAGCGTGTACAAGAAACTGATGGAAGCTCGGATTCGTTTGCAGAAGGCCGAGCTGAAGAAGTCCGGGCATAACAAATTTGCTGGCTACTTCTATTTCGAGCTGGGCGACTTCCTGCCGACAACGCTGGAAATCTTCAACGAACTTGGGCTGTGTGGGGTCGTGAGCTTCACTGCCGACACGGCCAGCCTGATGGTGATCGACATGGACGACAGCAGCAGCGTGGTGTTCACGTCGCCCATGGGTAGCGCCAACCTGAAGGGTTGTCACGAGGTGCAAAACATCGGCGCGGTCGAGACGTACCAGCGTCGATATCTATGGGGTGCGGCCATGGAGATCGTAGAGCATGACGCCCTCGATTCCAGCGAGCCTGTGAAGGAAGCCAAGACAGCGCCGAAGTCCAAGCCCACGGATGGTGCCATGGAATCGCTGTCTCCCCAAGACCGTCAACGAGTCCGCAAGATTGCCGATGCCATCCAGCAAGCATACGTTGCCGACGATGGTTGGAGGGCTTTCGAAGAATGGGACACCGTTGACGGGGATACCGAGTTCAAAACGGCCATCTGGAGCTTGCTGGATAGCAAGTGCCGGTCGGCAATCAAGCAAATGAAGGCGTCGGAGGTTGCACAGTGAGTTACGACAACAGCGGCATTCTGTTCAAGAACGACCGAAAGACCGAACAAAAACATCCGGACTACACGGGGTCTATCACCGTAGACGGCACCGAATACTGGCTGTCGGCCTGGATCAAGGAAGGTCAGAAAGGCAAGTTCATGAGCCTGTCAGTCAAGCCCAAGGAAGAAAAGCCGCAGAAGCCGGCGCAGGCCACGCGTCAGCCCGCCTACGGCGACGATGACCCTCCGCCTTTTTGAGCCTTAGGCAGTCCCCCAGCTATCAACCTATGGAGAACCCCGCCTTTGCTGGTGGGGCTGCCCCTCTATTGCCTTGGAGTAAGCCATGCGCCACACAGATAAATGGTTCCCCGCCGAGGACGATGACGCAATAGGCGGACTTAACCCTATCGCTTGCACCTTCGCCGCTTTTGCTGTGTACGTGGCCCTGGCGGTCATCTGGATATTCCGCGCTGACATTTTTGGAGCCTGACATGACCACCACCATTCCCGCCCGCGACTGGGAATTGACCTGCCACAAATGCGACGGCTCCGGCCACGTATACGTCAAGCACCAGGTCGCCGAGCGCAAAACCGACATACAGGAGTTCAAGCAAGAATGCGAGTGCTGCGAGGGTCGCGGCTTCGTGTTTGCCTTCCAGGACATTCCCGGTATCGAGGAATACGTGAAGGCCTGCCGCCCCGCTCCCGCTGCTGGCGATGCGCTGGACGCGGTGCGGTATCGGTGGGTGCGAGACCAAACCGAAACAGACGGTATCGCCATCGTCATGAAGAACAAGCACTTCGACGAATCGCGCTCCTGCGCTGAGAACATCGACAAGTTCATCGACGCGGCGCTTGCAGCCCAACGTAAGGGGGATGCGTAATGGATCAGGCTGTTCTCGATCCTTGCTGCGGCGGCCGCATGATGTGGTTCGACCGCCAGGACCAGCGCGCCCTGTTCGGCGACATCCGCAGCGAAGCGCACACCTTGTGCGATGGACGGGCTTTCAACATCACGCCCGACCTCAAAATGGACTTCCGCGAGATGCCTTTCCCGGACGAATCTTTCCGGCTGGTGGCGTTCGATCCTCCGCACCTACGGCACGCTGGCCAGGATTCCTGGCTGCGCGCCAAGTACGGAATCCTGGGTGACGACTGGCAGGACGACCTGCGGCGCGGGTTTTCCGAGTGCTTTCGCGTCCTGAAGCCCGAAGGCGTCCTGATCTTCAAGTGGAACGCGATCCAGATCCGCACGCCGCAGATCCTGGCGCTGACACCGCACAAACCGCTGTTCGGCCACCCCAGCGGCAAGCGCGCCGACACCCACTGGATGACGTTCATGAAGCCGGCCGCCCAGCAGAGCGGCCAGGGCGCGGGGAGTCAATCATGACCATCACCATCCATTGGTGGACGATTCCGGCCCTGCTGACCGCCTTAAGCATCGTCTACATCGCGTGGCCCTCGAAGGCCGGGGGTGTATGGAATGAACTGGCGGCCGGGGTTCTATGCCTCTGCATTCTGTCTGTGAACTTGGCCGCATGGCTGATAGGAGCATTGCTCAAATGACCCAACAAGACGACATCACCCAGCGCGTGCTGACGGACGACGAAATCATGCGTTCGGCCATCAGCGCATGCGACAGTCTGAACATCACTCGATTCCATGAAATTGGAGCGCCTTCGAAAACCATCATGGACGACGCCGGACTCCTAGAACTAGGCCGCGCCATCGAATCCACCGTGCTGTCCCAGGTGCGCGCCCCTGTAGCCGAACAGGCCGCTTTGTTCGAGCAATCGACGACCAAGGACGACAAAGCCGCGTTGGGCATACTGGAGTGCGGTAAGCCACTCTGCGCCCCTGGCGATCACCATCCGCTTTGCCGGCATGGCTGCGCAGAAAAAAAAGGTGCCAGCGCCCCTACACCCAAGCCCTGGCCGGTGGAGGAACAGCCCGACGGCACCGTCACGCCCGTGGACCCGGTGGACCAGGCAAGCGCCCCTGTAGCCGATAAGCCGGCGTTCTACATCAACCCGGAAGTCATCGACCACGAAACCGGCGACCTCGCTGCGCATGTTGACCGCGCAATAACCTGGAGCCGCGAAGAAACCCGCGCATGGTCTTTGCCGGTGTACCTCAAGCCACGGCAGGCAAGCGCCCCTGTAGCCGGGGAGGCGAAGAACTACCCAGGCGACAACGTGGCCGAGCGGCTGGACAAAATGGCCGACGGCCAGCCGCCGGGGTCCCAGGCGCAAAGTGATCTGTACGCGGCGGCCACGATCTGGCGCAAGCACATCGCTCATCGTGCCGCGCCCCAGGCCAGCGCTGTAGCCGGGGAGGCGGTCTACACGCTGAGGGTTAGAGGTGCGATCCAAGCCTGGACGCCGACCGCCGCCGCATTCTCGATTCCTGACGGCGAGCATCAACTGTTTCTCAGCCCTGCCGCGCCCCAGGCCAGCGAGGCGGTGCGCACCCACGTGCTGGCGGCGCTGGAGTCCGCGCAGCGATTCATCCGCAACGGCATCGAGTTTGGCTACATCCGCATGCCGGACGCTGACACGCCCGACCCTGCACACCGCACGCCAGGCCTGATCGACGCAGCTATCCGCTCACTCAAGAGCCAGGCGGACAAGGACGGCGGCCAGCAGCGCGCCGGGGATGGAAAGGAGCCGCGATGACCACCGACATTGCGGCGGCGCGCCTGGGCCTGCCGTTCATCGGGTTCGAGATCGATCCCACCCACTTTGATCGGGCATGCGACCGTCTGCGCACTGAGCTGCAGGCCATGCCGCTTTTCGCGGGAGGCGCCCATGCCTGACCACATCCCCTACCCCACATCCTGCCTGGACGCCCAGGGCCGCGTATGGCACGCCTACTCGGTCGAATTCAGCAGCCCTGACGGCACCTATGCATGCCACATATACGCCATCAGCGATGAGCACGCCCAATTGCAGCTTGAAGCGCTCAAGGAAACGGGCCATCTCACTGGGCAGACTTTGGAGATACACGATGAATGACCGCGAACTGTTGGAGCTGGCGGCGAAGGCGGCCGGTATTGAGGTATGGCCAGGCACTGGATTCCAGGCGCACATTCAATTCACACGGCCGGCGAAAGTCGACCCGGGCGGCAAGGTAACGGGCGTCGAGTGGAACCCGCTCGACGAAGATGGCGACAATCGCCGTTTACAGGTGAGGCTTCGCCTCGGTCTGGTTCCGTTAGAGGGCGGTGGCTGGGACTGCTACAGCTACACGGATTCCGGCGAGAAGATGCTGGCGACCGACCAGGACCCGAACCGCGCTGTGGTGCTGGCCGCCGCCGCTATCGGAAAGGAGATGTGATGGACCTCAAGCAACTAGAAGACATCGCCAACCGCAAGACTACGTGCCATACATGGGGAGAGACGGTTTCGATTAGCCGGGCGGAACGCGATGCGCTCGTGGCGCTCGCATATTGCGGGTTGCGTTATCAGTGGCTGCGGGCTGCGCTTGAGTCTGACAACACCGCAGCACTAGAAGCTCTGGTTGCACAGCCGATTCCTCGCACAGCAGAGCAATTTGATGAAGCAATCGAAGCCGCTATGGCTGCGGAGATTGGCAAGAATATGGAGAAAGTATGAAGAAGACCAGTTGGTTTCCGGGCCGTATCAAGCCGGTTCATACCGGAGTCTATGAGACGAAACGCCCTGGCACTCCATCTCGCAGCGTTTACCAGCATTGGGACGGGGAACGTTGGGGCTGCTACATGCCCTCACCAGATGGCGCTTGGAGGTCTCGAAAAATGCGAAGCGGCTATCAAGAACAACCTTGGCGCGGCCTTGCTCAGAAGCCGAAATGACTGACGCTATCCAGCGCCTGCTGGAAGTAACCCGTAATGCATGGATGCCCGCCTAGCGCGGGCTTTGTTTTGGAGAAATGAATGGGCTACCGAACCGTGGTCATGCTCTACAACGATCAAGCCGGCCAGTGGGCAAATGATCCTGAGCTTGGCAGAAAGATCCAGCACAAGATGAACTTTGGCATGCCACTGGAGACGAGGCATCAGGACGTTGATTTCGGGTATGGCCACGTCGTGCATTGCCAGCATGCCGACTCCCAGGATATTGGGATCTTCGACAGATATCGATATGTGCGGTTAGGCAATAGTTCCTGGCGTCCGAACGAGGCAACAACCGACATGCAGGTTCGTCTGCTCAAGGAGGCAGCCGAACGCCTTGGATACCGACTGGTGAAGCGCCCGGCTTGATGCTGGGCTTTGTTTTGGAGGCGATATGAACTCGAAAGAACTCGGGGTACTGGCTGTAATCCTGTGGGTCATCCTGGCTTGGTTCACCCACATCGTGGTGTGCCTAAAGGCCGCGTCCTGGGGCTTCCTGATTGCCGGGGCTATCTTCTTCCCAGTGGCTTTCGTTCATGGCACGGGGATCTGGCTGGGAATCTTCTAGGAGACACCATGAACAGCGAATTCCTGCTGCTGGCCAAGTACCAGAAGCCGCGCCTAAGCCTGGCAGAGCTGGCCGACTTCCTGGGGGTCAGCCTGCATCGGGCGCAAAACATGAAGTCAGCCGGCGAACTCCCTGTCCCGGTCTACAAGGAGGGGCGCAACGTGTACTGCGACCTGCGGGATGTGGCCGCTTACCTCGACGCCATGCGAGAGTCCGCAAGGCGCGATCATGAAGCCACCCGCGTTTAA